CCCCGAGCGCCCAGCCGCCGATGTGCGCCCCGACATCGACAAAGACGCCCGGTTCGCCGCGCGGGATCGGGTACTCGGAATGGGTCAGGATCGCCGACAGGGTGTTCCAGTCGGTCGTGTCGGGACGGAACCAGAGATCGAGCAACCGGCCACCCGGCGTCCGCCAGGTATCGCTTGCGAGTTCATCCATCAGCCCCTACTCCCGGTCAACGGACAGTCCCGGAGGTGTGACCGGGAAGTCTCCTCAACGGGACCGTCCGCGACGATGATACGCCAATGGAGAACCCCCCGGAAGAGGGGCTGGCTGCCTCCGGGGGGTTCCATGTGGTGCGGGCGAGCCCGCGCTAGTGGGGAGGCTGGCGACGTGTCCCGGTCGGCAGGTCCTTCTCGACCTGCACCACGGGCGACTTGGGCTCCTCGGCCTTCTCTGGCTTGGGAGCCTTCTGCTTCGCCATCGCCTTACGGGATGATGTCGGCAACGAACTGGAAGGCGCCCGAGTAGACGGCCGGACGGGCATCGAGGCCCATCTCCATCTCGCCCCGGAAGCCCACGAGGTTGTAGTCCCAGCGGGTCCCGGCGATGTCGGTCGAATCGACCCGGTAGCCATCGCCGTAGTAGACCTTGAGGGCCGCCCACTCGCCGACGATGAGATCGTCCGTCCCGGCGAGCTGGTTGTCGCCGAAGACGGGGATGCCGAAGACCCGGATCGTCGGGGACGTCGGGTCGGTGTGGACGTCGAGGAAAAAGCCGGCGTTGTCGGTGCCCTGGGACGCGAGCGTCCAGAGCGAGGCGCCCGACACGACCGCGCCCGTGGGCGTCCGGTTGCGGCCACCGAGCGTACCCGCCGCGGTGGCGATGGCGCTGATGATCGAGCCGGCCTGGGTGGCAGCTGCGGTGAAGGTCGAGGTGAACGTCGCCGGGGCGTTCGTGATCGCGGTCTGGAGGCCGTACGGCTCAGACGAGCCCGAGCCCCGGTAGATGTAGTACGCCTCGCCGAGGGCGAAGGCCCGGGCCAGTTCGTCGAGGACATCGGCTTCGGCCGCGCCCGCCGACTTGCGGACCATCTGCTTGGAGACGTCGTGGACCTTCGCCAGTGTGTAGAGGGTCGCGGTGTAGCCGTTGTAGGCGAGGTCCTCGTTCGTCTTGAGGCTGCCCCAGGCGATGACCGCGGCCCGCGTGGCGTCGGCCGAGCGGAACGGGATGTCCACCGCGGTCGCCCCGGCGAGGCCGCGGCGGGCGGTGACGAGCTTGGCCGCGGCCGACTGGTAGCGGCCGGTCTTCACGAGGTCGTCGACGATCGCGTTGGGGAGGATCCAGCCGCCCGTCGCGTCGGTGAGGCCGGTGGTCGCCTTGCCGATGGGCAGGACGCCAGCCGATTCCTCGGGGACCTCCGACCACCGCGAGCCGAGACCCTCGAGCGTCGCCTTGGCGACGACGTGCTGCTCGGGGGTGAAGTCCATCGACTTCGCGGCGTGGAGGTTGTAGATGAACGTGCCGGCCTGGTAGGCGCCGCCGCGGACGGCGGCACCGTAGCTGAGCCCGAGCGCCGCAGCCTTGGATGGGCTGCGCTGCTGCGAGGCAAAGTCGAGCGCCGCCTTGGCCGCGGCCTTGGCCTCGGCGATGTCGGCGTCGCGCTTCTCCTGCTCGTGCTTGGCCTTGAGCTCGTCGAGGGTAGCCGCCTGGGCGGTCATCTCGGCCTTGATCGCATCGCGATCGGCCGAGGCATCGGCGATCTTGTCGGCCAACTCGCCCATCGTCCGGGCGGCCTTGGCGATGAGGTCGGTCGTGCTGGTCGGGACGGCATCGCCGCCCGTGACGAGCTGGCCGACAACCTGTGTCGGGTCCATCGGGTGTGTACCTCTTGGGGGTATTCGGTTGGTCAGCGGGCCACGGCGATCGCTTTCTCCGTGGCGTCGATCAGCGCCGCGAGGGCCGCCTGGAGGTCGTCCGGCGAGCGCCCGGCCTTCGCCCCGCGATCGCTCACCGAGGGATCACGGAGGGAGGCGCCGAGGGAACGCAGGTCGTCCTCGATGTCGGACCAGAACGACGGATCGGGGGACTCGCCCAGCGACGCGAGGTCGTCGAGCGTGCCTTTCAGGGGGACGATGATCGAATGTGTGTTCCGGGGAGCCGGGCTGAGGGTCTGGCGGACGTAGGGCCAGGACACGATCTCGCCCGGCAGGTTCGGCGCCCACGGCAGGACGCGGCCGTCCATCGCCTTGACGGTGGCAAGGCGGGGCACGCTCTCGGACGAGCCGTACAGGGTCGCCCCGCGCTCCGCGAGCTTGGCGATCATCGCGAGGTTCCGGGACTGGCGGTCGAGCCAGACCGTGACCCAGTAGCCGTCCTCGTCGGGCTCGCCCGGACCCTCGCGGTTGCCGAGGTCCACGGCCTTGGCGATGACCGCCGGCCCCACGGCCCCGTCCTGTCGGTGATGCCAATCCACGGGCCGAACGCTGAACCAGCCGGGCCGGATGTCGGTCGCGGGGCTGAACCACTGCTGGTCCGCGTCTGCGCCTCGCGGGGCGCCCTTGACTGGGACGGGTCCCGAGAACGGGATGGCGCACAGGCGGAACGCATCGTCGTCGAGGGCCGAGGCTTTGAGCGCCACCCACGACTTGCCCGCCACGTCGATGCCGAGCTCCTTCGCCGCGGTCTCCACCTTGCGACGGGCGCGGGCTCCGAAGGGCGATTGGGTGAGTCTCGCGAGGGCGTTGCGGACGTGTGCCCGGTCCGGCTTGCCGTTCCGGTCCCGGATGGGGAAGTGGCAACGGGTGGACACGGCCTCGTCGCCGGGCTCGCAGTAGGCGAACGAACTGGGCGGGAGCTCCGAGATCGGGGTCCCGCCGATCATGCCTTCAGCCAACGTTCCCTCGCTCCCGCCAGCCCGGACGCATCATAGCGTGTCCTGCAACCCCAGGAGCCACAACTCCTCGGGGTCGTCGCTCATCGGGCCGGACGGCTTCTGGATGAGGGTCACCGACTGGCCCATCTTCGTGACCCGCTGGCGGGAGCGCCCGACGACCTTTGCGGCCCCGAACGGCACGCCGCCCCTGGTGCTGGGCTGGGCTGGGGTGCCCGTAGCCACGGTCGGGGCGTAGGTCGTGACGATGAGGGCCAGCGTGTCCGGGGTCACCGATACCGACCCGCCGCCGACGCTAACGTCCGGGGCGAACGTCGCGAGGTTCAGTGCCACGACGCCCGGCGTCGTGACGATGTTGTCCGAAGCGCTCACCGTCGGCGCAAATGTCGCGAGCGTCAGGGCCAGCGTCGCCGGAGTCGCGATCTGGTGGTCCGACGCCGTGACCACAGGCGCGAAGCCCGTCGTGGTCAAGGCGGCCGTATCTGGGGTGACGGTCTTATGATCGGTCGCGGTGACGGTCGGGGCGAACGTCGCGAGGTTCAGTGCCGCCACGTCTGGTACCGCGGTGATGTTCTGCGTCGCCGTGACCGTCGGTGCGAACGTGGCGGTCGTCAGGACCAGCGTCGAGGGCGTGGCTGTCTGGTGATCCGAGGCCGTGACGACTGGCGCAAAGGTCGCGGTCGTCAGGTTGATGACGTCGGGCGTCGCTGTCTTAGGGTCCGAGACAAACAGACCTTGGACGACCCACAGGACCGCGCCCGTCTCGGCCGCGACAGGATCGCCGGTGCTCGTCAGCGAGACGCCCGCGGCTCCGGTGGTGACGAACCGGTGACCGAGGTCGGCCGCCGCATCCTGCCCGGTCGTCGAACTGATATGCGTCGCCGGAGACTCGACGTAGTTGCCGTTCCACGTCACGTTTGGCGAGCCGTCGTCCTCGAGGGCCGTGGTCGCCGAGCGGGCGATGGTCGTCGAGTCGTCGCGGAGGCCGATGAGTTCCATGACGACCGAGGCATCCGGGACATCCACCGTCGCCGAGGCAGTAGCGGACCACGGGTCGACGGCCGTGATCGCGGCGGTCACCGGCAGGGGGGTGGCCCAGGTGTCCCCACCGGCCTTCTGCCAGAGCATGACGACCCAGAAGCCCTCGGTCGGAGCTGCTGAGTAGTCGATGGCCGGGGCCGCGTCGCCCGACTGCCAATCGCGGTAGAAGGCCCGGACCTTCATCGAGCCGGTGCCGTTGCCGGCGGCCGTGGTCCCGTCCGCGAACTCGGCGCCGATGGGGTTCCAGCCGTTCGGGGTGGCGACCGTGATCGTGTAGGTCTTCCATGTCCCGAACAGGAGCATCCGATCGCCCGCGGCGGGCGTGCCGGGGATGGCGACCGTGCCGCCATCGGTGACCATGCGAGCCCATGTGCCCGCGGTCTTGAGGCTGATTGCCACGGGGGATGACCCCCCTTACGCGAGGGTGAAGACGCCCAAGGCGTTCGCGGCGACGGTGAGGGTGTTGCCCGTCGTCGCTGTCACATCGGCCGGGGTCGAGTCGAGGAGGGCGTAGCAGAGGACATCCCCGCCGACCTCGTAGATGCCCGCGAAGCGGGCCGTGATCGAGCCGCCCGCGGCCGTCCACACCGGATCGGTGGTGATGTCCACGGTGACGGTCGTGGTCCCCGCGAGGGTCAGGGCGATCGCGATCCCTCCGGTCGTGTAGCCGTTCGCGTTGGCGTGCTCGTTGGTGACCCCGGCGTACGTCGTGGAGGCCGCGCCAATGTTCGAGGTCGACAGGAACAGCGCGCACTTGAAGCTGTCCGTATCGATGTCGAACGTGCCGTTGAGGAGGCGCGTTCGCCCCCCATTCGTAAAGGTCCAGGCTCCAGCTGCCATCTAAGTCCGTCCTCTCACGTCTCGACGACCCGCAGGATGCGGCCTGCCTCGTCTCGCTCAACGTTCTTGGTCACCGGCTTGCGGATGATCTCTTTCAGCTCGGCCAGCATTGCCGCCACGGGGGCCATGTCCACATTGACGATGGGGGCCGGGACATTGACGACCGGGCTGGGCATCGTGACGATCGAGGGCTCGGGTGCGGCGACGTTCACGATGGGCGCAGGGTTCGGCTCCCGGTCCGGGACCTCGAAGCGGACCACGGCGGTCGCGGGTGGGACCACGGCTGCGGGCGCCTCAGGAGGTCTCTCCACCACGGCAGCCTTGACAGGCTCCAGGATCGGGATCCAGTCGAGCGTCCCGTTGGGGTGGTCCTCGATGCCGAACGCCTCGTCGACCGGGTAGGTCTGCCCGTTCCGAGCCGCGCAGACCTCGTCCTCGTCGCCGTCGATCGCCTCGACCTGGCCGACCCCGAACTCTTGGAACGAGCTCAGGGCCGCGGAGTTGTAGGCGAACATCGTCTCGGTCCGGGCGACCAGCTCGGCCCGCGCCGCATCGAAGGCCGGGAGCCCCTCGATGGTCTCCGCGATCTGAGCCGGGCTGAGGCCCGCGTCATAGCCCGCAAGGACCGCGTCGGCGATGGCCTCCTGGGTGGTCCGGCTGATCTCCTTGACCCGCGACCCGACCGACTTCGACACGGCCGCCACGACGCTCTCGGTGAACGGCTCGGCCTTGGCCGGCTTCAGCAGCGACGCGGCCCGCTCCGCGACCGTCTCGGCGATGGCCGTCTCGTGGGGCCGGAGGACGGCCTCCAGCCGCTCGGCCTCCTTGGCGAGGGTGAACCAGTGCTGGGGGTTCTTGCGCTGGCGGGCGATCGTGTCGGGTGAGGCGGACCGGACCTTCGAGGCAACCTCGCGGCGCTGGTCGGCGAGGAGATCGGCGACGGAGGAACGGACCCGGGGCAACCAGCGCGTCTCGATGCTCCGGCGCAGCCCCAGGAACTCCCGCTGCTCACGGGTCGCCTTGACGGGAACGGCAGGACCGTAGGCGAGGACCGACGTGGCCGGGAGCCAGACCTCCTCGTCGCGGTCGTCGCCGAACGGCTCGATGCCCAGCAACTCGCGGCGCTCCTTGTTGCGGAGCGGCTGGGCCACGGCTCGGGCGGCGTTCTCGAAGGCGGGCGTCTTGTCGTCGAACTCCGGCTCCTCGATCTCGTACTCGATCGGCACCGGGAAGCGGTCGAGGAGGCCGAACTGGACCGTCTCGCGGTAGGCCAAGACCCGATCGTGGACGGCGCCCTGCATGAGGACCGCCTCGTCGTACTTCTTCGTGTCGCCCGAGTTCAGCCCTGCCGGGGCCGGGATGCCGGCCTGACTCGGAGGCACGCCCCAGACCGACAGGATGTCGTCACGGTTCATCGTCGCGAGACTCACCAAGTCGAGGTCCTTGGGACCGGCGGCCGTGGTCAGGAAGTCCACCGGACCCTTGACGATCGTCAGGCGCTTCGCCGCGTCGGGAGCCTCGGTGACGTTGCGGAACTCCCGGACGAGTTGCTGGTACTCCTCGTCGGGGATCACCCCCTCCTTCGGGCCGAGGATGCCCGCCAGCCGACCGCCGGTCGCGAGGACGTAGGCGGTGTGCTGGTCAGCGAGGCTCGTGATCTGGGCCTTCAGGGCGGCGGCTTCGTAGAGGCCGTGGGCGATGACCCCGCTATCGGGGGGGTCGAGGTAGAACGGCAGCAACTCGTCCACCGCCAGCGGCAATCCGCCCGAGCCGTCCGAGGACCGGGGATCGAGGACCCAGCCGGTCACCTGGCCCATGTCGTTCGCCGCCGGCCAGACCCGAACGGGGTTGACGTACAGGAGGGCGAGGGGGATGCCGTACAGGGCGTCGCGCTGGTCGAGGTACCAGTAGGTGAGGCCGCACAGCCCGAGGTGTCGGGAGGTCAGCGACGTGAACGCCCGGCGGGTCTGGAGGGTCATCTGGCGCTGCTCGAGGGGGAGGGCCTGCTGGGGCTTCTCCAGGAGCGCGCGGGCAAGGCGGACCGGCTCGGGGGCGTTCTCGCCGTACTCCTCGTCCTCGCCGTCCTCGAGGTGCCACGGCAACCCCACGACCTTGCGGGTGACGACTGTCTCGGCCGTCCTGATCCACGGGTTGGCGTGGTAGGCCGCCTGCGCCCGCCTCATAAGGTCCTGCGGGGTCCGGGCGAGGACGCTGATCGGGTCGTGGTACGAGATCATCGCGACGCCGGGGCCGGTGGCGGCCTTGACAATGGCGCTGTCCGGGTGGCGCCCATTGGAGGGGAGAATGGCGGTGCCGCCCCATGCGGTGTCGTCCCACTCGGAAGCCACCTACTCGCTCCTCACGCCGAGCCCCAGACCTTGCCACCGACGCCCCAGACCTTGCCGTCCAGTTGCACGCCGAACAGTTCCGACAGCGCCCAGACCAGCGCGTCAAGGCGGTCCGGGGACTCCTCTCCGGGCGCCCCAGTATATGCACACTGCTGGTCCTCCAACTCGGGCAGCGGCGCGACGTGGCTGATGCGACCCTGCTCGTACAGCGCGGCGATCGGCTCGGCTCGAGTGCGCTTGCCTCGCGAGGCATGGACGAGGGTGACCGGGGCGAGGGGATCCACGGCGT